CCGTAGGAGCGAGATTTGATCTTGCCGGCAGAAGCGAGCGACTTGCCGCTCATGCCAGTGTTGATCTTGCCGCCGCCGAGGGTTTCGGTCGAGCCATCAGGCCAGTTGGCCACGATAGTAACTACGTCGCGGGCCGAACGCTTGCCCTTGCCGACGCGGTTGGCCTCGTAGAGGATGGACAGGTTGTTGTCATCCTCGCTGCCAGGAATCACGTTGACGGTGCGCGTCAGCACCTGTGGCGCAGAGAATGCAACCATGTCGCCGTTTACGTTCATCGAGAGGGTTGCTACATCCAGGCTTGGCGCGTCCCATGGGTCAGCATCATCAGCGAAGGCGCTGACGGTAAAGCCCTGCGGAAAGGTGACACTGGCCTTCACTGTGAGGCTAAAGCCAGTACCCGAAACGTCATATGGCATGTTCTATGTCCTTTGCGTACTGGTTAAACCAGGTTGTGAGAGCCTTCGATGGAGCGAACCACATCGTTTTTGCTGTAGGCCAGGGTGTACTTGGCGACGTATTCAGCGATGCCGGATTCCTGCACTTCCTCGACAATGGCCACGCCAAGCCAGAAGCCGTCAGTCTGCACGTTGTGCCAAGCCTCTGGATCGCCGGTCAGGTCGGTAATCGCCAGCTTCTGCGCAGTGGAGAGCGTCTTACCTACGCTGATGGTGCCGTTGAACTTAGCTTGCTCGACCACGCCGTACACTACGGCCTGCACTCGACCACGACCGTCATCATTGGCGGCGATCTTGTTGGTGCTCAGTTGGAGGGTAAGCAGGTCAGCGGTAGCCTTGGCCTTCATCCATTGCTCGTTGGCGTGGACGTTCATGTCCAGCGGAGCGGTCGCGCCACCCATAAGGTAACCGCGCTGGAAGAACGAAATGCGCTGACCAGCAACTGCGGTTACCCCGTAGTAGTTGATCCGAGCATTGTTCAAGACAATAGCTTCGGCAGTATCGGTAACGTCACCAGTGAAGCCAGCTTGACGATACATGTAGTTGATCGTGGCGTTCTGGCGGTCGTAGTCGGTAGCCGCCATGATTGCCATCGGCAGCGATTCTTTGTACTCGCCAGCGGTGGCATTCAGAACCAAGCCAACCGAAGCAATAGCCTTGAGAGCGTCAGACCATGCAGCGTAGTTGCTGCGCGATACCGAGAAGTAGACTTGGTATTTTACGTTCTGCTCAGCAACGTATTGGGCCAGCGCTACAGCTTGCTCCAGCGATACGGTTTCGTCGCTGAAAGTTGCGCTGCCGAACGAATCGCTTACGTTCTCGGCGGCGATGAACGCTTGCAGTGGGGATTGGGCAATCAAACCAGGGGATGCAACCGAGCCAACGCCATTTAGGTTGAGCAGAAGGACGAGGTCAGAGCTAGACCCCTCGGTAGGCGCTACGGATGCATCGGCTGCGGTAATGCCGCCACCAGTGATTGTGAACGATTTGGTTGTGGCGTCGTAGCTTACGGTGACAGTACCGAATTGCGGATCAGCAGTGCGACCCAGTCGCAAGGCTGCTTGGATATCGCTAGCCACATCCGCGAAGCTGGTTGCTGCGCTCAGGTCAACGCCTGTCAGTTCTACAGTGGTTGCGCCAAGCGTGATGGTCAGGTCGCCAGCGGTAACATCGTTCAGCGCATCGAGCGTGGCATTGCTCGGCGCGCCAAAGATGATCGGCGCTCGACCGGTCGGCGCATAGGCTGCGAACTGGAGGTTGTTGGCACGAGATACCGGCGCTGGAGAGACGTAGCCGAAGTATTGCGAGGCGAATACAGCCTCATCAGAGGCGGCGCCGAAGTAGTCAGCAGCACCACCCGGCAGAACCGAAACGATCTGGCCAGCAGGGGCGAGAGGGTTGGAGGTGAAGCGGCGACCGGTGAGCGACTGGACGGCAACAGATGAGGCGCCGATAACGCCGCTCGTGATGTTCACATAGAGAGTGCTTTTGATCGGCATTGCTGCGCCTCATACTCTGTATAAATTAAACTCCATCGCGTCGATAGAGTCAGTCAATTGCATTATGGATTGTTTGTGCGTGACGGTAAAGTCGAATGACGGGTTGTATTCGAACTGGTCGAACTCGTTGACGAACTGCGGATTTCGGATAGTTGTTACATCGCGAATTCCGGCGTTGGCTGCGGTCATTGCGCGAATGAATGGCTGCGACTTGACGATCTGATGGCAGAGGATAGTGATGTCCATTGCGGTCTGCTGGGCATCGTCTGTAGGGTCGTCAGGAATCAGTGCGCCAATCTGGAAGCTGGTGGCAAGGTTCTGCGTCTCGGTCTGCTGCAATTGCAGTGTTGTGGGGTTGGTTGCGTAGCTGCGCGACTGCTCTCCAATAGGCGTGGTTGGCAGCATCCAAAAGTACACGCACCGAGTAACGCGGCCTTGCGTAACAGGCTGGTAACCCTGCTTAACAGGCAGATCGGTTATGCCGTATCTGGCCAAGCCAGCGACGATCTTACCGCGCACCAATGCGATTAGCTCTTTCTGTTTCATGCTGGCCCATCATCAGTAAGAACTATCCCGCGCCATCCATCCTGCTTGATCCAGTCAATCTCGCCGGATGCTTGATAAATGCGCCCGTAGAAGATCAGCAGGTCAGGGGATGTTGAACGGTCAGTAACCTCGATTGGCGAGGTCGTGTAGAAGACTCGGTGTCGCGCAGTCACGTTCAAGCCCATCTGCTGGATAGTCTCGGCGTCGATTGACTGGAAGCTGCCTGTGACTGTAACTGGGTCGGCGTAGGATGGAATGTCCTGGCCTTGGCTGTTCGTGGTGTTGCCAGTGAATCGCAGCCATTGGCCCGACTGCGGCGCGATGGCAGTCAGCGCGATGTTTAGCAGGTTTACGCCTGGAATCATCGCTCCACCACTGCGCTAGTGACGGACTGGATCATCTGCCCCGTATCGACCAGCGGCTTATTGCTGGCAGACTTCTTGCCGCTCAGTCTCGACTGTCTAGCATCAATGGTTGCCTGCGCAAGAGGCGGCGCAGTTACGGCCTTGATAGCCTTCTGCACATCACCAGCAGCAACCATGCCAACTTGATTCAGCGCCATGTCGACGGTGATCTTGCCGAGGAATGAAAGCTTGACGCCTTTGCCAATCGCCGTAAGCCACTTGGCCTGATTCTGCGCTTGAGCTGGACGCATGAATGGTCGCGGAGGGATCGGGCCATAGCCGAATTCCTGAATGGCTGCCACATATGCGACTGGTGTGCCATCAGGGTAATGCGCGGTATCGAAGAATCCGACTCGAACCTCTTTGCGCTCAAGCTCGCGGAGAGTCTTTTGCATCGCCTCCAGCGCCTTGCTCATGGCTCGATCAACTCAAGCTTGATGCCGTACTTGACGACCCATGCGCAAATCTTCTCTTCGTCTGCGCCAAGCTGGATTGCAAATGCGCCAATGGCAAGCATTGCTGCGCACCAGTAGCGCTGCTTGACGCGGAACTCCATAGTGATCTTTGCCATTATCTCCACCACCCGATGCCGCCGCGACCAGGGAACACGCCACCAACAGTGCGAAACGCCGCACGCTCAGGAGCGCCACCGATATACAGCCCGCCTGCCGAACACTTAGCCAGCAGAGCTGCGAATTGCTGACCATAAGGACTGCGGCTCAGCCAGAACGCCCACGGCGTAGTGGTCACAGGTATCGCGAACGAGACGGTAATCTTGTCGATGGTCGAGCTAGACAGGATGCCTGGCGTGAACTGACCTTGCCCATTCAGGCCAGCCAAAAACAGTAGATGCGCAACCACCAGCATCCACATTGCGTCAGAGCACTTGCACCCCCGCTCGGACGTATAGCAGAGAGCCGTTTCCGCCGTCGCCAAGACAACCTCATCGGTGACCTCGGCGAAGGCCGGATACAGCAAGCGGAACGTTTCGAGCGGGAATGTGGCCATGATTACTTCTGCTTACGCTTGATGACGCCGTCTTTAACGTCTTCGATCTCAGGATCAGCAGCCATCAGCGATTCTTCGGTATCAGGCGCGGACTCGTCACGACCGGTCATGTCGGTAGCAACTTTTTCGGCATCTTCCTTGACCTTGTCGGCGCGGATATAGCCATTATCAACGTGAGTCTTGAACACCTCGACCTTTTGTAGTGCTTCGTATTGCTCATCAGTGACCTTGATCACTTTGCCATACGGGGTCAGCAGATGCTGGTCGGGGATGTTGGCGCCACCTGCGATCAGAATTTCGCCTGCCTCGGTGGTGTAAACCACATCGGCGGAAAGAGTGGAATAGATATACATGATTGACCACCTCAAGAAGATAGGCCCCAACTATAGCAGCTTGGGGGCCTTTTGTCAGATGCCGGTCATGCGCTCGAAGGCCCATGGGCGCAGCACGAAGATGCCAGCGGTGGCGTTCGAGGCGTCCTCTACGTAGCCTTTGGCGCGCTGCTCAACACCCAAGGTGCGGAACTTCTCAGGCACAACCTGAACGATGGTGCGGCCACCGGTATCGTCGCCATCTGGCATCTCATCCACGAACATGTAAACCACGTTCGCGCCACCGTTGGCACCAGTGAACTGAGGCGCATAGATGTAGCGGATGTTCGGGAACATCTCATCCAGCCACTGCTTGACGGTCTGCGAAGTGGCCGACGCGGTGTTCACGTAGGACATAACGCGACGGTAGCCCAGCGGCAGCACGACGGTGATGCGCATATCATCACGAACGTGACCGCCCGAACGCAGCTCGAGGTTGGTGAACATGCGCTGGAAGTCAGTCGTTACGCCGGTCCAGTTGGCATTGCCGCCAGTGAACCACGAGCCAGTAGCGGTGCTGTACGCCGGCAGCGACGGATCGTTCAGCAGGCCAAAGGTGCGCTGACCGCCAGTGAAGCCGTAGAAGCCCAGGCGGTTTCGG